ATCTTTAACACCAACATTAGAGGCAGGCAACGCAACCGGTTTTAAAGATGAGCGTGTGGGTGTAAGTTTTATGATGTACCCAATGCCATTTGGTCTACAAGGTGAGTGGAACTGGGGTAAAACTCCTGGCTTAGATACTGCTGCTAGTACTGATGGCATTATCAAAGAAACTAACTTAAATGGTGGCTATATTCAAACTATGTATAAAATTGATCACTTCAAAGTTGGCGATACTGATGGTACTTTGATTCCGTTTGTTAGATGGCAATATTTTGATGGTGCGTCAAAAGCAGAAACTAACTCACCAATGAACAAAGTTAACGACTGGGAAGCAGGCGCCGAATGGCAAATTGCACCAGAAGTTGAACTTGTGGCTTACTATCATCATATGAATCGTAGCAATTTAGTAACTGGAGCATCAGCTACTACAATAGTAAAACAAGACTATGCTAACTTTAAAGCAGACGCTTTACGTGTTCAACTACAGTACAATTTTTAGAAAAATATTTGAACTTTCTTTTAATAAAAAACCCCTTAATTGGGGTTTTTTTATGATCTGTAATACTGTTGTAATCTAAATATGTTTAAATAATAGTATGACTAAACAAATTACAAAATATAAAACCATGTGTATATCAGATATACATCTTGGTACTAAAGATTGTCAAGCCGATATCCTTAACAATTTTCTTAAACATCACACCTGCGAAAATTTATTCTTAGTAGGTGATATTATTGACGGTTGGAAAATTCAACAGAACAAATGGCGATGGCAACAGAGTCACAGTAATGTTATTCGCCGTATTTTGGGTATGGGCAAGCATGGTGTCTATATCACTTACGTTACTGGTAATCACGACGAATTTCTTCGTCCGTTTGTAATTGATACTTTTAGAATGGGTAACATACACATAGTAAACCAAGCAGAGTATAGAAGTATAGATGGTAAATTATTTTTAATAACACATGGTGATCTGTTCGATGGCATTACACGATTGGCACCATGGATTTCATTTTTAGGAGATAAAGCATATGATTTCGTCTTGGCACTCAATGGCAAGTTTAATTGGATTCGGCATCGTCTTGGTTTTGGTTATTGGTCGCTCAGTCAGTATCTTAAACACCGTGTCAAAAAGGCAGTTGACTTCTTGTTCCAATTTGAACAAACCCTCTCCGAATACTGCTCAAAACGCGGATACGACGGAGTAATATGCGGACACATCCATCACCCAGAAATTAAAACTATGCCAAATGGTATTATCTACATGAATGATGGTGATTGGGTAGAAAGCTGTAGTGCTCTAGTTGAACATTATGACGGGCGATGGGAAATCATTTATTGGAATACAAGGACAGATGATGTGGATATTATTGATACTAGCAGTAAGCGTAAACGATCCAAAAGACATACCAGGTAAAGTAACCCTCGAGTTTGCCACTGAACAACAGTGCGAACAAAGTCGATCAACCGTAACAAGTTGGTTAAAATTTGATACATTCAAGGTAACAACACAATGCGTAAAAAAATCTTAGTAGTAACAGATAACCTACGGAGCCAAATCAATGGAGTGGTTACAACGTTCAAAAACATTGAAAGTTATGCTGTTCTTGATGGCTATGATATTGTTTATATTGATCCCGGGCAGTTCAGTTATATTGATAGCCCTGGTTATCCTGAAGTCAAACTTTCCTGGCCTTGGAAAATTGGCACGAAGATTGAGGCGCTGGACCCGACTTATATTCATATCGCAACGGAAGGTCCACTGGGATTAGCCGCTCGCCTATACTGTAATCGACATAATTTAAAATACAATACCAGCTACCACACCAAGTTTCCTGAGTTTTTAAAGAAAATATATCATATACCAGAGTGGTTAACTTATGCTTATGTGCGCTGGTTTCATAAAGATTCCTACAAAATACTCACTACCACAAAAACAATGGTTAAAGAACTTCGAGCACATAATTTTGTTGCGGCGATTGCGTCATGGACTCGCGGGGTTGATAGGGAAAACTTAAAGCCATCTGTCAAACATAAAAAATACAAAGTTAAACCCACAGTGCTGTATGTTGGGCGAGTTAGTAAAGAGAAAGGGCTTGAGGATTTGTGCAGATTACAAAGTGCATTCAACATTGAGATTGTGGGCGACGGGCCGTTTAGGGAATATCTATCTAATACCTATAAGGGTGTTAAATTTCTAGGTTACCAATCAGGCGAAGAATTGGCTAACAGTTATACTCGCGCTGATGTATTTGCCTTCCCTAGTAAAACAGATACATTTGGTATTGTTATTATTGAAGCACTGAGTTGTGGCACTCCTGTAGCAGGATATCCAGTAGCAGGTCCAATTGACATTATTGATCAAGGTGTTAACGGCATCATGCATATCAATTTAATGACAGCTATAGAAGCTTGTTTGTTATTAAATAGAACACGGGTACAAAAATCAAGTCTCAAATGGACTTGGCAAGCCTGCTGGGATATATTTAGAGATAATTTAGTTAAGTGTAGACAATAAACAAATACAAGTGTATAATAACTTTATAAAGGACTAATATGAAAATTGGAATTATAGGATTCGGATATGTAGGTGGCGCAGTAGCGAGTAGCTACGCAGATGAAAAAATATTAATTAACGACCCATACAAATACCCAGACACTTCAATAAGTTACGAAACAATGATGAAAAAGTGTCATGTAATATTTGTTTGTGTGCCAACTCCACAGTCAGATGACGGCACCTGTGATACTAGTATATTAGAAGCAGTATTGTTGGGATTAGCAGGATACGATGGCTTGGTAATTTGTAAATGTACTGCACCACCCAATGTATATACAAGACTTGAAGCAGAATCGGGTTTGAAACTTGCACACGTTCCAGAATTTTTAACACAAGCACGTGCAAAGTATGACTATGTTAATCCACATAAGATAGTAGTTGGCTGTAAGAAAAAGTTACGTGACGACGTTGCTGAAGTATTAATGGCCAGTGCTGTTAACTTTGATAGAGTTAATATTGAATACTGTAATATTGCTACTGCTAGTTTCTTTAAATACTTTGCTAACAATATGCTGGCCATTAAAGTTGTGTTGAACAACGAGTTTAGTGTATTGGCCAGTGCCTTAGATGTTAAGTGGGAAGAAGTTGCTCGTATTGCTTCAACAGATTCAAGACTAGGTAACACACATTGGGCAGTGCCTGGTCCGGATGGGCAAGCTGGCTTCGGCGGAGCATGCTTTCCAAAAGACACTGCGGCATTTGCTACGCTAGCAAAACCGTATAATATACCGTTGTCTGTACTTGATGCGGCTATACAAGCAAACAAGTTAATGAGAGATGAATAATGATAGGATCATTAATATCAGTAACGGCAATTGGGTTAATTATATTAATATTGGCATTATATTACTAAACAACAAGAAAATTACTAGTCTTTAATGATTTTACGTATGTTATTTGGGCTCTAACGGTGTTACTATATGTATAAGTACTAGTAACAACAAAACATGTTGTGGTACTTTTTAATAATTTATTAGGAGAATTACTATGTGGACTAAACCAGCAGCAACAGAAATGAGATTTGGCTTCGAGGTAACTCTTTACGTAATGAATCGCTAAGATTTTTTCGTAAATTTAGTATGATGAGAGGGAGACATAGTTCTCCCTTTTCTATATCCAGCAGGACAATCACCTGATCTTATATTATTAGTACCGTTAGTCCACCAAAAGCACTTACCTTGTAATGCTTCTTTATGTCGGTGTTTTTGTTCTTTAGTTAGCGGTCCTTGAGGTATTCCTTTCTTAGGACTTGCCTGCCCTTTACGTGAAAGGGATATATTTTTCTTTTCTTCCTCAGTACGAGCAATACCTTTATTCCATGGCACATAAATCCCTTTTTTAGCAGATGACATCTTTGCTCGTGTTTCTTCACTATGCTTCTTACCGTAAAAGTGATTTAGTTCACCTAACTGTCTTTCGCTTGCGGCTATAGCATAATCCTTTCTAACAGTTTCGTATAAACGGCTATTGAAATATCTGTCTTGATAGTTATTAGCAGACTTCATAATAATAGCCGCATGTAACATTTTATTTCTATCCTGACCTGTTGTAAATTTTGTTAGTAGGATATGACAAATAAAATGTTCGCGAGCCGTAAGGGCAACTATATTACTATTATCATTGCTGCCGCCCATACTACGTGGAATAATGTGATGTAGTTCTGTATAGCCTTCTAATATTCTATTAAGGGCACGATTAATAATATTGTCGTAGCAGATTTTATATTTGTTCATATTGTTATTTATCAATTTGAAGTTACATTGTATGTAATTAGTAAAACTTATTACCGCCATTTAAAAATACAATTAAAAAAACCTATTAATCAGGCTTTTTTTATTAAAAATTTTAATATATAATATATGTACATTAACAATTTAATAAGGAGAAGTAAATGAGTTTAATCGGAAAACAAGTAGAAGCATTTAAAGCACAAGCATACCAACAGGGTAAGTTTGTAGAAGTATCAGAGCAAGATTTAAAAGGTCGTTGGAGTATAGTATTCTTTTACCCAGCAGACTTTACATTCGTCTGCCCAACAGAATTAGCAGACTTACAAGACGTATACGCTAGTGACTTTAAAGGTCTAGGTGTAGAAGTATACAGCGTAAGTACAGACACACATTTTGTACACAAAGCATGGGCAGATGCTACAGACACAATCCGTAACATCACCTACACAATGATTGGCGATGCTAACCATCAGTTGGCTAAACAATTTGGTGTGCTAATTGAAAGCGAAGGACTAGCTGATCGCGGTACGTTTGTTATTGATCCAGATGGCGTAGTACAGATCATCGAAATCAATCCAGGTGGTGTTGGCCGTGACGCAAAAGAACTATTGCGTAAAGTTAAAGCGGCAAAATATACCAGAGAGCATCCAGGTGAAGTATGCCCAGCTAAATGGCAAGAAGGAAGTGCTACCTTAGCACCGAGTTTAGATTTAGTAGGTAAACTATAAAACAAAAAGCCCCAATTAAGGGGCTTTTTTATTACTGCGTCAACACCCATTTAACGAGCGTTTTAATATCCTCGTCTTTGACCTGTGGGCTCATTGGCGGCATAGGAATCGCACCCCAAGCACCGCTACCACCTTTTTTAACTTTGGCTATAAGTTTAGCCTCTGCGTCAGCTTGACCCTTGTATTTCTTAGCAACATCTTTATATGCCGGACCTAAGATCTTTTGATCAACTGCGTGACAAGCTAAACAGCCACTTTTCTGTGCCAATGCTTGGTTAGCATTTGCTGTGATGCAACTACCTAATAATAATACTGCTAAAATAGTTTTCATTTTGACCCTTTCATAAAAATTGTACATGCATAGTATTTAACGTCTATGTAACAAAGAAGTTTATTTTTTTGGTTGAATTTCTCTTGACAAAAAACCTAAAAGAGTAAATAATAGTACTATGATAAAAAATAAACTTAAAAAACTCCTAGTCAGTCCGTGGACTGCATTAATTACATTAGCTGTTATTGTAGTGGTAATCCTACAAGGACCTACATTTGTAGAGTCAGTTAGACTTCGATACTTTGACACACTCATTAGTAGCAAGGCTCCTACAGAAAATAATATCTATACTGTAAACATAGATGAAGCTACATTAGACAAGTATGGACAATGGCCATTTAAGCGCGACAGGTACGCAGACCTAATTGATGACCTGTACAAACATGGCGCTGGCCTAGTTGTTTGGACTGTTATGATGCCAGAAGTAGACCGTCAAGGTGGCGATGCGGCCTTGGCATTAGAATTAGAAGACCATCCAGTTATCTTAACCAACATGCCTAGTGAGACTAGTAAAAACATTCCACGTAAACCAGGCAGTGCTGTTATTGGTGACGAGTATAGCAACACAATTATTACCTATCCGGGTATTATTGCTAACATTCCAGAACTAGAGCGCAATGCCGCTGGTGTTGGTATTGCTAATACGTTTCCAGAGGTAGATGGTGTTAATCGTCGACTACCGTTGTTTGTTGGTTATGACAATAACGTATATCCAAGTATTCCATTAGAAGTATTGCGTGTTATATCGCAAGACTCAACTTTCCAAGTTAAGCTAAATGAATTTGGTGTTGAGAAAATGCGCATACCAAGTTTCCGTCCTATCAGCACAGACAGCTTGGGACGTATCTGGGTAGACTGGAGTCAGAAGTCAACACAGGTATCAGCAGTCGACTTGCCAAAAGACTTTGGTGGTGCTATAGTTATTGTAGGTCTAAGTGCCGCAGGGTTGGCTAATCCTGTGCCAACATCAATTGGTAGCGTCTGGCCACAAGACATGCAGGCCGCTGTTATAGGTACATTAGCCAATAACGTAAACATTGAACGTCCATTCTGGGCAAACAATGCTGAACTATTGGCTCTTATTGTTATTTCACTTATCATCTTAATCTTAAGCCGTTGGGTATACGTTGGCCTAGGAGTTGGTGTTGTATTGCTAGCCGCAATTACACCTGCAACAATGTATGCGTTTGCGCACTATAACTTCTTGTTTGATGCTATTGTGCCCACAGCAGGCGGTGTACTGGTTATGCTACACGCTTATGGTGTTAAGTTTATCAGCGAATTCTTACAGAAACAACAGATCAAGAAACAATTTGGTAGCTATGTTAGTCCTGTGATTGTTGAACGCTTACAGAAAGATCCAAGTCTGATCCGTTTAGGTGGCGAGGAAAAACAACTTACTGCGGTTATGACAGACATGCGTAACTTTACAGGTTTAGGTGAACGCTATGGTGCAGACGTAGAAGGCTTTACTGCTATTATGAATGCCTACATGACAGCTATTAGTAAACCTGTGTTTGCTAACGATGGTACACTGATTAAGTTCATTGGTGATGCATCATTACACATTCACGGTGCACCCATTGATGATGCTGATCATGCCTACAACGGTGTTAAGACTGCTCTTGAAATGATTGAAGCAGTTGACGAGTTTAACAAACACTTAGACAGCATTGGCAAACCACACGTGGGTATGGGCTGTGGTGTTAACACAGGTAAGATACTTGTAGGTAACATCGGTAGTGAAGGTAAGATGGGATATGACGTATTAGGTGATCCTGTTTCAGTAGCGAGTCGTTTGGAAAGCCAAACTAAATCATATGGTGTGTTAATGATTATTGGCCCAGACACTGCTGAATTAGTTAAAGATCGTTTTGAACTAGTATGGTTAGACAAGATTGCTGTTAAAGGTAAAGCAATCGGCCTAGACATCTACACTGTGGGTCATACTGTTGCACACATGCACGAAGAGTATCGTAAAGAGTACACACGTGGCGATTGGAAGACTGCTATCAAATGGGCTAAGAAATTAGTTAATAATGATGAAGTAACAGTTAAACATTATTATGAACTTATGATTGAACGCATGGAACAAGGTGTTCCTGCTAATTGGGACGGCACATATCATGCTACGAGCAAGTAGTTTCATCATACTGCTACTATTCTGCACCGCAGTAGTAGCAAAGCCTATTACTGCTAAAAGTTTTTTGGTGGCAGATAACACGGGCGAAGTTATACTAGAAAAGAATGCCGACCGTGTACAGCCCATTGCTAGCATTACTAAACTAATGACAGTAATGGTGGTGTTAGATGCCAATCAACGTTTAGATGAAATGATCACACTTGATCGTAGATTGGTTGGCAAGTATCATACTCGACTACCTCGTAGTGTTAAACAGTTAACTCGAGGCGAGTTAATTGACCTTGCTATTGTTAAGAGTGATAACCTTGCCGCATATACATTAGGCGCAAATTATCCGGGCGGGCTAGCTCGTTGTATAGCTGAAATGAATCATATTGCGTTTGTACTAGGCATGACAAGTACTACGTTTGCTGACCCAACAGGACTAGATGCAAACAATGTTAGTAATGCTCGTGACTTAGGTAAATTAGTTTTAGCCGCAAACGAATATACAGAGATCACTGAAGCTAGTGGTAAACCTAATGTAAGTATCAAAGTTAAACGTCGTTGGTGGCAATTTGGTAACACCAATCCGATGGTTAGAAATAGCAATGATGTGCGTGTTAGTAAAACAGGTTATATAAATGAAAGTGGCGGTTGTGTGGTTATGCTACTTGATACTGAATTAGGACAACGTGTGATTGTCTTGCTCGGTAGTAAAAATACTCGTACACGTTTCCCAGAAGCACAAAAAATTGCTGTAACTGTAAGCCACAGCGATGTTAATGTTGAAAACAATTGAGACGTTCTTCTACTATGCTAGCCCATGTCTGGTCTGCTGTGCTGTTAGGATGCCAATTATCGGATTCGAATAGATTTGATTTCTCAGCAAATTCATAAATACCATCTTTATTGTCATTTAAAAAAATCCATGATGAAAAATCAATTTGATTTATAATATTATTTAAATTCAAAAAATCTTTAAGTGTTGGGTCACAATTCTTTGAAATCCAACCAACAGGTCGATTCCAATAATTAACATAAGACATAAAATAATACTTAATACCTAAATTTTTAAGAAATCCCTGTAATTTAATAATTTCAAGTAACGATAACCATGCCAATTCTTCTGTAGACATAATTTTATATGTATTTTTAAATAATTGATTTGGGCCCGGGTGGTGTTGCCAACTACCTAAAACTCCACCCGACATAATATAATTAAAATTTCCTACAGGTTGTATAAAATCATAATTGTTAAACAGTTTTAAAGAGTTAGGTACAGGCATATCTAAGCGAGTAAGGCCAGACCACATAACTAACACTGCATCAAATTTTTTTATCGAACAGTGGTGTATGATAGAATCGGATATGTATTTATTACCTGCTCCCGGCCAAGCCAAGTCAGTAATTGAATGATTGGATAAAAATTGTGGCCAACGATGGTGAGTAAAACTACATCCAGAAACTAATAACTTCATTTAACCTTCGCCCGCAGATGCGGCTTTATCGTCTTCTGATTTCTTATGAACTGCCTGGTTAATTTCTTTTTCAGCTTCGACACGTTCGTATTCAATTGTCTTACCACGTAAATGTAATACCGTATTAACTTTTTGATTTAAACGAATCAAATCGTTATCTAACATTCGTATGCGATCAATTAAGGCAATAAGAACAGTATTTGCGTCTGAAATGACTGGTTTTACTTCTTTTGTAGCCCATTCCCACACGTATTTGATGATAAAGCCCATGCCCACTGCCATAACAATGGGAAAGCCATATTTGTTTACTAAATCTACTACATCCATAATAAAATCCCTTGTAACATTAAGAATATGCCTGCGCCTGCTAGAACAAAACTACCCCAGAACAAAGCCATGCTGACACTTAAGATACTTGCTGACAACAATACAATGCTTAGTTGATATGCTGTTGACGCATAACCTACCCAAGGTAGTTGTTGTTTGTAATGGTCACGATCTGCTTCTAATGCTTTGGCCTGTTTAAATAGTGCCGGTTTACCTTCTTCACCTAGTTCATAACTTGCAGCTTTATCAGTAAACTTTTTAGCTTTAGCAGGATCTGTAATTTGTTGTGCGGCTAGTTCATACTGTGTTTGCTTAATACTTTTAGCCTGGTAGAAAGCCCAAATATCGTTGGCCTGTATAGTGTTGTTCATTACTTTACTGTTTAAACTACCTTGTAGCCACATGTTAAATGCTAACAATGCCGCAAAGATATTGATCACTAGCCCAGCTTTACTTTTAATAAGTTTTTCTGTAGCTGACACGTCTTCTTCAACTCCGTCTTTTTTCTGACGTGTTACCATTTTAATTACTGTATCATGTAAAGCCATTATCCATTGTCTCCATTCTTCCAACGCTCTAAGATTTCGGCATAGCGTGTGATGCTGTGGTTAGTAAAGAAGTTAATTTCTTTACGTTTAAGTCCTACTAAGAATCCACGCCAAACATCTTTAGTAACCTGCCATGCTGTTGGAGCACGCAAGTGACCATAGTGGTTCATGTAGTACATACCACCAAAGTGTTTGTATGGCCAGAGTGGAACACGTGCTACAATATCAGCATTGTTAACAAAGCGGAAATGTAGTACACCTGTTGCTTCGATCTTGTTAATATAAGTTGTAGTACCTACTTTTGGACTACCGTAGGTAAACAAAGCCTGTGGACTTGGACAGTCTTCTGAATACTGTAGACGATAAGCAACTAATGTGGCCATTGCGGCGCCTAGGCTGTGTCCGGTACACCATACCGTACGTGTCTTACCGTGATCATCAGCAAGATCTTTCAGTTTAGGCCAAATGTTGTCTACTGATTCTTTAAATCCACGATGCACCCATTTTACACCCGAATTACTTTTTACTGGACGTACTTTCAAATCACTAGCAATATCAGCAAACTCTGTAGGCTGTGTACCACGACAAGCAATAACTAGATCAGTTTTGTTTTCTAACCAGTATGCCTGACTACCATTAACATCAATCAAAGTTGCCTTAAAACCAAGTTCTTTAAATGCTAGCTTACCTTCTGCCTCATCTAAGTAGGCAATTCCACTAATCTTAGCAAACAACCAGGCCTGCTCAGTAAAAGGTCTCATATTCAATGCTGTTGTCATATCACTATCCCTATTAAAAATCCTACAAATATACCCATAGCAAAGAATCTAAACAAGTCAGCATCGTGCCAAAGTGGTTGTTTCTTAAGCCATTCTTGAGTGTGTTTTGGTTGTTTCTCTAACCATTCTTGATGTGGTAATTTAAACATTATTAATCTCTTCGAGCGTCCGTCTTTCCGTCGGCACGTGCAATACGGTCTGTATCAGGTTTTAATCCTAGTGCATTACTGACGATAGTATCAATACGGATAACATCGTGATTCATAGTTTTAACGCGATTGTCTAATGCAGTGATGATACCAGCCATACCTTTAATAGAACCGAGTACGCCAGCCAATAGTAGTTTGATAGTAAGATAAACAAAGTAACCGCCGGCTAATGCCATTGCAACGGGAAAGCCCAGATCGCCAATTAGTTTGAATATATCTCCCATAACTACTCCTTGAATTTTGTTATTATTGTACAAGTATTTATAGATTTTGGTTGACTTTTTGGTTAGATGACTGTATAATGCTATACATACACTAACAACACGGAGCAATAAATGGCATACGTAGTCTACAACAAAGAAACAACTAAAACAATACGAGCTAAAGCATATGGTAAAGAATACTATGCTACAGAAGCTGCCGCTAAAGCGTTCTTAACACGTATGGTTAAAATGGGCTATCGTAAAGAAGATTTTGCTGTAGCAGAAATTGGTAACTTTCGTACTAACATTGAAAAGTATGAAAATGTTACTAATTTAATGTCGGGTAAACAGGTTCGTCAAAGTGTTAATACTCCTTACTACTGTTCAGTAGCATCAGAAACTTATTGGTCATCATAAGTTATTAGGATCTATCATAATAAATGTTCCATCGGGCAAATATTTACGTTTTTTCCCTGTTTTTGAAAGGGCCATTTTAGCATTTCTTTCTGTGGAATATGGATTGATTTCACCAGAATCTATTTTCCGTTGACGAGTCAGCAACATGTTGTCTACAGCAGTTAGTGGCATTTTCCATCCTGCTTGTTTACGATGTTTTCTGTCTGTTAACGATGCCTCGCTAATTTTTTTGCGATGGTCATCACTGAATTTTCTTCCTTTAGTTTTTTTAGAAATTAATTGTTTAGTTTTATCAGTGTGAGATATTGGGGAACGAAATTTGTTACCACCGTTATGTCTATTAATCCATGTAGGGTTTTGTGATGCGTTGAGTCTACGTAAAACTTTATGTTCCCAAATCAATGCGTCATGCGACGAGTTAAATGTTTTGCGTATCTTTACATCAAACGAATCTTTGCCGTATTCTGTAATTAATTGTTTTACTCTGATTGAAGAAGAAAAATATTTAGTCCACAGATCAGATGGATTACAACCATTAGCATGTTTAATGCCATAATATTTTAGACCTGTTAGTCTATGATAGAGATAATAACTGAACGGAATAGTTGACATTTTGACTCCTTTGTAGTATTATTTATACAAATTTTATACAACTGAACATATTGGAGTATGTAAGATTTTGGTTGACTTTTTGGTTAAATGACTGTATAATGTTACACATACACTAACAACACAGGAGCAATAAATGGACTTTCAAGCTATTCACAACGAAGCACAAACAGCAGCAACTAACGCTCAAAACGCATTTCTTAAAACATACGGCGAAATGGCCTACTGTGGTTTTGCTTGGGTTAACGTTTATGTGGATCGTACTAACTCAACAGAAGCCAAAGGTTTACTTGGTGTTGGTTTTAAGAAAGACTATCGTCCTAAATGTTTAAACTTATGGAGCCCAGGTAACTATCATGGTCAAAGTATGGATGTGTTAGAAGAAGGTGCACGTGCTTATGCAGAAGTACTAAGCAAATATGGCTTCCGTGCTTATGCTGGTTCACGTGCTGACTAGTATGAAAAATAATACATTGACAACGTCATTAAATACTAGTATAATAGTTTTATGAATACTAAACGCATAGGCTTTGCTTGTAAGTGGATCGATAGCCTAGATCAGGTTAATGGTATCAAACCGCTTGATGATGCTAAACAGTATAACACTGGCAGTACAACAGTAGCATGGCTTAACCGCCAAACTAAGGAAGTTGCCGAAGAAAAACTATGGGACCTAATGGTAGGTAACATAGAATCAACACGTAAGTTAATAGAACGAATTGGAACATTAAATGGCAACCTTAGGATGGTTCGTATCAGCTCTGATATATTACCAGTATACACTCAGTCTGATTGGAGTTATTTTTGGCGCAAGCCTGATGTCGTTAGTTATTGCGAGCAGGCCTTGGGTAAGGTGGGTGAGCTTGCTCGTATGCTTGATGTCCGCTTATCTTTTCACCCAGGTCAATTCACTGTACTTGCAAGTGATAATGACGACATTGTTCACAGAAGTATAGCAGAGTTTGAGTACCATGCGGATATGATCCGTTGGATGGGCTATGGTCAACGATTCCAAGACTTTAAATGCAACGTACACATCGCAGGTCGACGCGGCGCACAGGGTATACGCGATGTATATCCTAAACTTTCAGTCGAAGCACGTAATACTATTACTATCGAAAATGAGGAGATGAAACATGGACTTGTGGATTGCCTTGAGCTTTATGATCTTGTGCCAATTGTGCTTGATATACATCATCATTGGGTCCGAGAGGGAGAATATATCTCAAGTAATGACCCAAGAGTTGCGAAGGTTATTGAAAGTTGGCGTGGCGTGCGTCCTGCTTGTCATTACAGCGTATCTCGTGAGGACGTATTGGTTGGGCATGCTACTGACGTTGCCCCTGACTACCAACAGCTATTAGAATCTGGCTACAAGAAAAGTAAAATGCGAGCACACAGTGACTTCTATTGGAATATTGTGGTTAACGACTGGGCATTAGAACATCTAGCGTGGGCTGACATCATGTGCGAGGCTAAGGGTAAGAATCTTGCTTCATTTGCCTTGTATGAACGTGCTAAAGAGTTGGGCTTAACTAGTTAATACTCGATGTATATCATCATAGGCTATGGCATTATCGTCGTAGCCTATATCCTTGAATAGAGTTTGACAATTATCTAGTAGTTCACGAGTAATGATATGCTTGAATTCACCGTAGAAATGGTGAAAATTGTACTCTACGATTGGCGCTATCGCCTCTATAACAGTTTGTTTCTCTTCCGCTGTTAATGCACAATACCACGCAATCTGCGCAACAACAGCTTCTGTACGTGCATCATTGTCTACAATAGTATCGTAACTTTCATCTATAATACCATCGAATGTTTTAAATCCATATGACTTTAAGTAGGCTAAATTACCCGGTGCGCCGAGTAACATAAATGGTTGCTTCATTACAATAGGTTTAAATATCTTTTCAGTTAGATGTAGTTTGTTGTAGTAGAATACAGTTTCGGTAACAATATGCCATAAGCTGTCATTAATGCAACGTGGAATATCTGCACTAGCACTGCCGAGTATGTCGGTACCGTCAATGATTAAGGGTTTATCGCGTGGCAGATACTTTCTCATATGCACATGGGCTTTGCTGGATAGTTTGGAATGAGAATTAGTAAGCTCATGCTCCCAGGTTACTCTTTCGTTGTTGATTCCGAAACTAACCTGTCCTTTCTTAATTAACTTATGTTTGTATAATAATGACACAAAGTAGCAACGATAGCTACGATCATTAGTAATAATCCTATTAAATGAGATAAAATCATAGTTATATTGTTTAACTATTAACTTATTGTAGTTCAGGGCATAGAATCCACGATACCAATCCAATGCCGCAAATCCGTGAAAAAAGTAATACAATAGTCGAGCATCATATTTTATAGCATAAGAATCAACTAGTGCAGACTTTTCACTAGTAACAATAGTTTTCTTTTTGTATACATAATGTGGGTTAGCAATTAAAACATCCAATTCTTGCTGTGAAACCGCTGGGTAATTATAAGGATGCGTATTAGTTTTATTTAATTCCATCAGTTCAGTTAATGAAACTGAATACTTATTTGGAAAATTAAATAATTCTAGATAATTTTCTGTTATATTATTTAATAGTGGTTCTTGATCATAGAAAAAGATTTTTTCTGTAGTGTATATTCCAGGAGTAAATACTGATATGTTATCGATCGTTGTTTGATTGGTGTTAACAATACCACCAAAACAATGAAATAGAGAAAAATCTTTAAAGATACTAGAGTAAAAAAATTCGTAAACATGATCAATTTGGAGCATTAATGTCGTCTCAATTAAAAACAGTAGGATTCATTGGAATCGGTAAATTAGGTCTTGCATGTGCTGAAGTAATGTCACAATCATATGCGGTTACTGGCTATGATATTTACCCACGTACCAGTGACAAGATAGCAATATCTGATACACTAGAAGGAGCAGTAAAAGGTAAAGATGTTATTTTTGTAGCGGTGCAAACACCGCATGACCCAATCTATGATGGATCACAACCAATTACACATTTGCCAAACAAAGACTTTGATTACACAATCGTAAATCAAGTTCTAGCGGATATCAATCAGTATGTAACGCAGGATCAATTGGTAGTTCTTATTAGTACAGTATTGCCTGGTACAACACGCAGAGAACTGCGTAAGCATATTACCAACGCACGTTTCATCTATAACCCATACTTAATTGCCATGGGGTCAGTCGAATGGGATATGGTTAATCCAGAGATGATTATTATTGGTACTGAAGATGGTAGCCTAACTGGTGATGCTAAACTACTTAAAGACTTCTATGCACCCCTTATGGAAAACGATCCACGCTACGCTATTGGCACTTGGGATGAAGCAGAAGCAATTAAGATTTTCTATAACACCTTTATTTCAACTAAAGTTGGATTAGTTAACATGATACAAGATGTTGCTATGAAGTCGGGTAACATCAATGTTGATGTAGTTACAGACGCATTATCAAATGCAACCATGCGTATTATTAGTAGCAAATATCTAACAGCAGGCATGGGCGATGCTGGCCCTTGTCACCCACGAGATAATATTGCCCTGCGCTGGCTAGCAGAGAATTTAGACTTAGGCTATGACATTTTTGACACTGTAATGCATGCTCGTGAAAAACAAGCAGAAAACCTAGCAGTATACTTGACTGATTTAGCCGACGAGCATAACTTGCCAATTGTTATCCACGGTAAGGCATATAAGCCCGACGTAGATTATCTAGATGGTAGTTACAGTTTATTAATTGGGCACTATCTTGAAGAACTTAAAGTTAAGTTTTCGTATAGCGATCCGCTAACAGGCGACATTGTAGAAGATGGCAAGGATGCTGTGGTATTATTAGCACACAATCGCCAGATTACCTATGGATATACAGGCGAACTGCCTGAGCAACAACTGTACTTTACTCCTGGTACTAACAGTATTATTTTAGACCCATGGCGTAGATTTGAAAGTCTGAACTATCAAGTAATTCACTACGGAAATACTCGTGGTCAGTACTAATATTGATCCTTTCTGGGATGATAGTTTTAAACAATTAGATTACGCCGTAGAAGCATTTAATAATCCCACAGACACAGCACACTGGATGGAGCAAGGATATCCAGGTAAGTTCACTGGTGCTATGTGCGACATGCGCAGACCTCAACCAGTTTGGAATGCTATGTTTGTTAAATACTTTAATCGACTTGGGTGGCAGGATATAGGAACAAGTTATTATCGTATGAGCAGTGGTACTATATTACCAGTTCACCAAGATACTTACAAACGATACATAGAGTTGTTTGACCTTAAGGGTCGAGAACATACTATACATCGTGCTATAGTGTTTTTAGAGGATTGGGCCAGCGGCCACTATTTAGAAATTGACGATGAGCCAATTATTAAGTGGAAGGCAGGTGATGTGATTACTTGGCGTTATGATACACCGCATATGGCGGCAAATATGGGATTAACTCCTCGATACACACTTCAGATCACAGGACACATAGATGAAAATAAGCAGTAAAAACGAGTGGGGCAAGTTAAAAAGTATTATAGTGGGTTCGGCGACACACGCCAATTGGCCCAGTACAGATCCAGTATTCTCACAGGAATATTTAAAGACGGCATGGAAGGAAACACCAGTGCCGAGTGGACCGGTACCAAAATGGATTGTGGATGAAACAAATGAAGATTTAGATGAACTTGCTGGTGTATTGACCAAGTTAGGCATAGAAGTATTCCGCCCACGTGAAATGAACTTTGTTGAACGTGAAGGTATGTATAATTACTGTCCACGTGATAGACTATTACTGTCAGGGGATTGTGTAATTGATCCGGCTATGATGTACCCGTGCCGTGATCAAGAAATTGAAGCATTGGATTTTGTCATGGATGCTGCACGTACAATCTGCCCAATGCCGCGCGACCAAGGATATGTTATGGATGCGGCCAACGTATGCAGACTTGGCGACACTTGGTTGTACTTACTAAGCAATAGTGGAAATCAATTAGCATTAGATTGGTTACGTAAAAAATTACCACATATTAATATTGAGGCCTGCAACTTTTACAATGGTGTGCATATTGACAGCACCATTGTTCCGCTACGTGAGGGATTTGTTGTGCTTAATGCCAGTAGAGTAACACCGGATAATTGCCCTAAGGCATTTGATGGGTGGACTAAACTTTGGGTTACTGATGTAGAAGCACAATCATTCCATGAATATCCCTATGCTAGTAAATGGATTGGGTTGAATATGTTAAGCATAGATCCAAAAACTGTAATTGTTGACAGAGCACAGTACAGACTTATAGATGACTTAGAACGTGCAGGATTTACTACTATTCCAATGCAACTACGTCACAGCAGAACATTAGGCGGCGGATTCCACTGTGTAACACTTGATTTAGTTAGAGATTAACACAGTCTGTTAATGTGTTTAATTAAGATTTAACTAAATATTTGTAACAAATGGATACATTATGACGCAGGGCTTCGCAAGCTACACACAGGCATCACTTAATGCTTTACAATTTAATCTCAAAAGTCAAGATGCGATTAATAAAA